ATCGTGATTCGGACTCCCACCCTTTGATTATGTCTTTGCTAAAGTTATTATAGGAAAATTCCATCCTATCTACAATTTTAACAGCACCGTTAGTTAAATGGTCAATAGCAACATATCCTTCGGCGCCTGTTACCCTAAACCCATCTTTAGTCTTTATAAATGTATTTATACTATCCATGCTATCCAAGTGTGTTAATAGCTTTTTCTTGGCCATTACTAGCTCATTTTGCATATCAAACATACTTATAAGACCACTTTTGTTCTCATCTGAGAAAAATTCTAGTGCTGCAAGCTTCGCTTCTTCCTTTCTATCCTTACCAGCATCGCTTTTAAGTCTCTCTTTTTCTGTATTATAGCGGTTAGTAATCCAGTCAATAAGTTCTCGTACATAGGCTGATGAGTCTGTGACTTCATCTTGTGTTCTAACTTTCGTATTTCTAAAGGTATTAATAAATAAATTAATATCCGTATTTGTAGCCACGTCATTAAGCGTCGTAGAGGCGATTTTCTGAAAGAGTTTTCCCGCGTTTGATATGTGTTTCGTAATTTCATCTGTTTCCTTTTTGGTTAAAGTGGCTAAACCAGATATGTCTGGTAGGTTGGCTGATTTTTGCCATACCGTTCGGACTGTTTTAAATGATCCAATGGTTACACCAAAGGATGCACTCATATTTTCAAAGGTTGCGCCTGAGTAATAAGTATGCCACACTACTCCAATCTTCGCTCTCATAATCTCTTGCGCTGCTGATAATGGTACTGCATATACTATAGTGTTAGGGTGGAAAGTTACATACTTCACACCATCAATTGTTTGTTTTTTGAGGTCTTTTTTGGTGAACATGATGTCACCTTGGTAGACTCCTTTCTTTATACCAAGTTTACTTAATTCTTGAAATGCTACTGTAAGCTTTGCTGCTAAATCACCTCTTGTATCGGCTTTAACTTCTTTAACGCTCTTATATACTTTTGGGTTCTTATTAAATATACCTTTTTTAGCTACAAAGAATTTACCATCAGATGGGTCAATACCAGCAAATACGGCAGGTGCTCCATCCCATTTGACAGTTACTTGTTTAGTGTCATTCGTATGACCAGCTAACATATCTCTTAAATCTCTTAAAGCAAAAATAGCTGACCTTGCTCCTTGTACACCACCGTCAATAACCATATCTTCGATATGAGTCATGTGAGTATTTTTAGCTTCTGCTATGTGTTGTTTTAAATTCATTAAAATTTTATTTTTGTATTAACTCTAACTACTGGTTCTAATTCGAAAGCCCATAATAAAGAATTCATACCACCGTTGACAAATTCTTTTAAGTCTGTTAAAAGATTAGATATTATATTTATTAATTTTGCCCATGCAGTTTTTATAGCATTTGTTAATCTTTGCCAAATACCTTTAAGCATATCTGTTAATTTAGCTTCATCAATTTTACCTTCTGTTAACATATTCTCTGCATTAAGTCTTTGATTCATTTCATTTGTTTGAGCATCATCAAATTCTGCTTCTGCAGTTTTCATAGCTAAGCCAACAGTTTGTGATATTGTATATCCTGTTTTAGTTTTTACACCACCTATTGTTTTTTCTATTCTACCTGATTTAACATTAGCAGAAAATTTCATTTGTTTTGCGACTCCAGTAACATACTTATCATTTAAATTTAAGCCTGAATGGAATACCACACTCCTTAAATTATATGGCCAAACTAACATTGCATCTGCAACACCAGCTTTAACAAATTTCTTTTCACCGCTCATAGCTTCCCATGCAAATGCCTGAGCAAATTCACCTTGACCTGAAGCAAAAGCTTTTTTAAATGCAGCTTCGGCAAGTTTTTTTACATCCACTTGTGTTTGTAAATCTTTAAAGGCTTTTTTATTAGCAGCTGATAATGTTTTAGGATCTTGTTTCTTAAGAGTTCTAGAGTTAAATTCTGCACCTTCAGTTTTTACTTTAGATACAAAATCATTAAGAATTGTTTCTAAATTTAATCCTAAATCTTTTACATCAATAGTTTCAAACGCTGCATATAATGTAGCAAGGCTTTCTGATTTGACACCAGACATTAATCTTGCCGCAGGTCCTTTAACTGATACAAAGTGATTACCTAATTTAACATCGGCTTTAGACGTATCTGAAGATTTGCCAGTAACCGTTTTCCATAAATCAGAAGTCTTCTCATATGTTTGACCAGCTTGACTACCACTTTTACTTATTTTTTGTATTTGTATTCTGAATTTGTTTAATGTTGTATCATCTGTTTTCCACTTCTTATCTTTCTTTGCTTCAGCTAACCATTCAGCATAACCAGGAGCAGCTTTAACTTCTTTCATATTTTTTGAATTGGCACAGGCAACAATAACTTGTTCAAAATAAGTAGAGGCTGAGGTTTTTCCTTCAGTTAGATATTCTTCATTAATAGTTTCATTCCTTTTATTATATATTGACCAAGCAAGAGAAAATGCCATCTCATCATCCATGCCATCTTTTTTAAATTTCTTTACGGTGTCTGACATTCCTGGAGGAGCTTCTTCGTATCGTGTTTGGCGATTTAATACCTTTGCAAATTCTCTATGATTTAAACCAAAATAGTCAGCAGCAATACTTTGAATTCTAGCTTTAGTTAAACCTCTTGATATAACATCAGGGTCTTTTCTTAATGCTTTCATCATAAGTAAGGCGGCTTTATACTTATCTTGATTTCGGATTCTATTAATAGTATGCCTTACTTTCTTAGGAAGTAAGTTATAAAATTTGAGAGCTTGTGCTTCGTTCGTTTGATCTTTGAAAGAATGCATTGAAAATCCTTAAGTTAGTTATAAATATAGAACTATTTATAAGTTATAAACTTTTAATGATTTTATTTAGATTTTTAATTTTAGAATACTTTTTAAGCTTTGTAAGCTTAGGAACAATATTGTCTGTTATATTATCTAACTTAATATAGCCATAATAATCAAGTATAAGTATCATAGCCATAACATCACCTAATTCTTTTTCCAATTCGGCCAGGTTGACTTCATCATACGGGCCAAACCTAATTAACTTAGAGTTGGCCTGTATAACTTCTGCGCATTCTTCTGATAGAATGGTCAGTGTTTCTTTTACGTTCATTACTTTTTAAATTCAGCTGCCTCTTCTGAACCGCCTGTTGCTGTACCTTTTGTATAAGAGTGTGCTCCCATACCAGCCAAATCTCCAGCTTGTACAATAAGATATTCATCACGAATAGGCTCTTCAGCAAAGAAACATTCTAATATTTCTCTAACTCCATCAGCATATCTCGCTTGGGCTGATAAAGAAGTTCCTGAAGTATGAGGAGTCATACCATGATTTGGCATTGTTCTCCATACATGGTCATTTGGTGCTGGTTGTGGAAACCAAACGTCTCCAGCATAACCACTTAATTGACCAGATTCTAATGCTCTAGCAATAGCATCTTTGTCACATATCTTACCACGAGCTGTATTAATTATATAAGCACCTTTTTTACACTTAGCAATTAATTCATCATTGAACATATGTTCTGTTTCAGGGTGAAGTGGACAACTAATATTAATAACATCACAGTGTGTAACCAAAGACTCTACACTAGGATGATAGGTTAAACCTAATTCTGTTTCTATTTGATTGCTCAAACGGTGTTTGTCAAAGTAATGTAGATGTACATCAAATGGTTTCATCTTACGTAACATATCAATACCAATTCTTCCTGCTGCAATAGTACCTATGTGCATACCTTCAACATCATAAGACCTTTTAACAGCATCAGCAATATGCCAACCACCATCATTAACAATCTTATATTGGGTATGATAGTCTCTAACTAAAGATAATATCATCATAACAATGTGTTCTGCTACTGATCTTGAGTTACAATAGGTAACCTCAACAACATCAACATTATGGTCCATCGCAGCTTGTAAATCTACATGGTCTGAACCAATGCCAGCAGTGATTGCCATTTTAAGATTAGGGGCGGATTCCATTATTTCCCTTGTTACATAGTAAGGAAAGAATGGTTGAGAAATAACAATATCTGCATCAACTATTTCTCTATCCGCTTCACAATCGAAACCATCTTTATCAGATGTGACTACTAAAGTGTGTCCTGCTTCTTCTAAATATTTTCTTAAACCTAATTCACCTGACACACAACCTAGTAATTCACCTGCATTAAAGTCTCTTCCTTTGGGACTTGGTAGGGTCATACCATCTGGATATTTTTCCAGTTTAGGTAAATCTTCTAATGGATAGCTTGTAGGCATTCCATCTGTTGGGTCATCATATAAAATACAAAGTATTTTCATTCTATTCTCCTTTTTTTGGACCTATTATATAGTCCTGTTTTTCCATAGCATCATCTAAAATGCTTTTTAATATATCGCCTGCAGCTTGATTAAAAGCAGGGACACCATGTGGGTCATCAAATGGATAATCAACTATTTCATAATCAAAATTTATGGATTCAGTTGTTTCATTTAATTTAATTTCCATATATCTATAAATGACACCATGAAATTCACCACCTTCTAATCGTACATACCAATGTTCATTATCTAAATCATTTTTGTCTACAAAAGACCATTTATTGAAAGGTACTTCACTCATCTTCTTCATCTATTATATACATTACTTCAGCCTCTCTAAATAAAGCTCCAGCTACCCTTGTTGATTCTTCCCATCTTTTTAATACAACTGGCATATCTTTAGGCCTTACAGCAACAACCTTTTTAATACCAACCTGGATAATACCTTTAGCGCATTCATTACAAACTGGACATCCATATACATATAATGTAGAATCTCTTAAAGATACACCAGTAAGAGATGCATTATATATTGCATTCATTTCTGCATGTACAACCAATTCATATTTTCTTTCACGATTATTTAGTCTCTCATCAGAATCTTTTATTCCTCTTGGGAAACCATTATAGCCCTGTGATAATAACTGGCCATGTTCGCCTACAACTATTGCACCAACTTTAGTGCTTGGGTCTTTACTCCATGTAGATATTTCTTTAGCTAAATGGGTATATTTATTTCCCCACCCTGATGCTGTTAATAATGTACTCATACGTTAAAATCCTCATATTGACTTGTTTTAGCTGGTTCATCAACGTTAAGTGTTTGAGCAGTATCTTCTACATCGTATAATCGCATCTTAGCTCTATCAACACCAACGACAAACTTTTTATTTTTACCGGTTGGATCGTTGTATCTATTCTTTAATTGTTTAATCATTAACTGATTTAAATCTTCTAACTCTTCAGTAGATATAATGGCAAACATTAAGTCTGCCGTTGCTGGTAGACCAAATGATTCTGATGTATCTTCTAATCCAACATCTGAACTACCAAAGCCTGAACGAGTAGTTTGTGTGGCTGTAACAATAGGCAAATTATATTCTACTGCTAAGCCACGCAATTCTTCTGCAATTGCTTTAACATATGTATATGAATTAATAGCACCACCCATTTGTTTCATTCTTGATGAAGCACATATATTCAAATAGTCAATACAAATTAAATCAGGTTGAAAGTCACGCTTAAGCTTTAATTCTTTAAGCAATGCTCTAAAGTGAATAGAGCTTGCAGCCCCTGTTGGGTATTCCTTTACAATTAATTTACCTACACCTTTATCAGTAAGCTTATGTAATTTCTTATCAAACATATCTTTTGACAAATTCTCTAGTTGGTCAATAGGTACATTCATAAGGTTAGCATCAATACGTTCAGCAATTCTTTCTTCAGCCATTTCCATAGTTATATATAACACATTTTTCAGCTGCGTTAGAGCACCTGCTGCTACATGACACATAAATAAAGACTTACCTACGCCTGTACCTGCAAGAGCTACATTAAGAGATTTATTAACAAGACCACCTTTAGTAATCTTATTAAACATTTCTAAATCAAATGGGAGGTGTTCTTCATCTCTATGATAAAAATCATAACGCATGTCAGAATCATCAACATAATCATGGCCAACTCTCATATCAAAGTTAACACTTAAAGCTTCACTTAATACTTCAGGTAATGAATTCTTATCTAG